TATGCGAGAGCAATAGAACCGGAGTGTGAAAAATTTGTAAAAATGACATGCGGAGATTGGGAAATAATTGCAAGTCGTTCCGGAGACGGTTTCAAACAGTATTCATTTGTAAACGGCCTGAGGACATCAAGGGGTGGTACCCACGTAGATTACATTGTGAATGAAATATGCAAAGGTATCGGTGGAAGACCTTCTCAAATCAAGCCCCATTTGATGGTGTTTGTAAAAGTTCTCATTGACAAACCAGTATTCTCTTCACAGACCAAAAATGAATTGGAAACTGTAATCAAACCTGGAACGATTGAAATGAAACCTAAATTTATCAAGGATCTGTTGGCAACAGGGATTGATAGAGTTCTTGATTCAATTGAACAAGGTAAATTGAAAAAATCTGATGGTTCAAAACAAACAAAAATAAAAGGTATTCCTGAATTGGATGATGCAAACTGGGCCGGAGGTCAAAAGTCTGATCAGTGTACACTCATCATCACGGAGGGCCTTTCTGCAAAGGCGCTTGCAATTGCTGGTCTCACTGTCGTAGGTCGAAATACTTATGGGGTTTTTCCATTGAGAGGAAAGCCAAAGAATGTGAGAGACAGTGCAGTCAAAAGTCTCGAAAAGAATAAGGAATTTATGCAACTCAAACAGATTCTTGGTTTGAAACAAGGGGAGAATTATGAAAATACAAAGAAGCTTAGGTACGGAAGGATTCTAATCATGACCGATGCAGACCTTGACGGTTCTCATATCAAAGGTCTAGTACTTAATATGTTTCATGTATTTTGGCCCAGCTTGATAAAACTTGGATTTGTGTGTGCGATGGTGACCCCAGTTGTGAAACGCGGAGCATCTGAATGGTTTTATACAGAAGAGGCGTTTAAAAACTCTCCAGTGAAACCGGGACTCAGCACCAAGTATTACAAGGGACTTGGTACTTCTACGTCAGCTGAGGCAAAGGAGTACTTTAAAAATATAGAAAAATTGACTGTCCGTTTTGAGTATGATAGACTCACAGATGAGACGATGCTGCTGGCCTTTGCAAAGACTCAGATCCAAAACAGAAAGAATTGGCTCCTTTCTTACATGACGAATCCGCATGGATTTGTAAATTATGGGTACATTTCTAAATTGCCAGTGTCTGAATTTATCAATGTGGATTTTATAAAATTTTCAAATGAAGATATTCACCGAAGCATTCCACACTTGGCTGATGGTCTCAAACCAAGTCAAAGATCTGTAATTTATGCCGGAAAGAAAAAGGGAAATCTTGAAAAAGAACTGAATGTGTGTCAGTTTTCTGGATACATTGCGGAACACACTGATTATCATCACGGAGAGACGAGTCTCCATGGTACAATTATTGGTCTCGCACAGGATTTTGTGGGTTCAAATAATATAAATTTGTTGTTGCCATGTGGTCAATTTGGGAGTCGACTCGAAGGTGGGGATGATGCTGCAAGTGTGCGATACATCTTTACAAAGTTTTCACCAGTGACCAAGAAAATATTTGATTATCGAGATGATGAAATTCTGGGTGAGGGTGGAGTGCCTGATTTTTATGTTCCTATTTTGCCAATGTGTCTCGTAAATGGTTGTGAGGGCATCGGTACTGGATTTTCTTGTAAAATTCCACCATTCAATCCAGCTGATTTGAAGGAGAACATACTGAGAGTTTTGAACAAGGAACAGATGAAGAAGATGAAACCTTGGTACAAGGGTTTCACTGGAAAAGTGACTCAAACTGATGATACAACATGGGTCTTTGAGGGGAAGGTTTCAAAGATTTCACCAGGAACTTACTCGGTTACCGAACTTCCACCTGGGATGTGGACCCAGAAGTATAAAGAGACTTTGGAGGATGCTGGAATTCGTTATGAAAATCACTCCACAGAATCAAATCCAAATTTTACAATTTACAGTGATACAGAAGTGACGTGTCCCAAAAAAACAATTCATACTACGAATATGTATCTCATCACGCCAAATGGAATAAGAAAGTTTGAGAGTCCGGAGGAGATTCTATTTGAATATGTGAAGCTCCGATTGTATTATTATAAATTGCGAAAGGCAAACATCAAAGAGAATATTTCAAAGAAACTGAAAAATCTTCAGGATAAGATTAAATTCATCACAGCTGTGATAAACGGAAATCTAAAAGTCTTTGCGAGATCAAAGAATGATATTAAGATTGATTTGGACAAGATGGATCTGAGTATAGAAATGCTTGGTACGAGGACGGAGGATTACACAAATGAAAAAATTTCAGAACTGAACAATACTATAAGAGAACTCAGTGCAAAGCTGGAGGAGGTTACTACAACGAGTACGGCTGATATGTGGAAGAAAGATATTAGTGATTTATAGGATGACTACTTTGAAAGTTGGTATCGATTTTAAGAATCCAGTATCAAAGACGGTCAGTAAAGGTGAAACTATTGAGAGTCTAACGCCAGAACCAAAGAGTACGTACACAGCAGTGTATAACCGTACTGTTCTTAGTAATACATTTGTTGTTAGTAACTTACCGGCAAATTCACGAATTGATTTTGTGACTATAAATCCACCTCTTGTGAATATATCAAATGCAGCCCCAATAACTATAGATTCATCTAATGTGTTTACAACAGGTGATCAAAAGTTAACATACTATACTTTAAGTGATGGAAAGCACTACGTCTATGATCAGAGAGTCGGACAATACTTTAAGATAAATCTTTCTTCTAATAATTTGGCAATAATATCAGATCAATTATTCCCAATACCAAATTCAAACATCTTTGATTGGAGTCCGAGTGAACCTGATAGTATTTTCGTACCAGATCCACTTGTGACTGAACCTATAAGAACATTTGCAACTGGTGCGGCTATTGGTCTAGCTGCAGTCGGACCCCAGGAGACGCTTCTCTACGAGAAACACACTGATTGGACACCTAATCTTGTTCAACACACAAACTTTTCTATATTCCAAAAAGTGTTAAATCTGACGAGCGGTCCTTTTATAGGAAATACAGTCACATGTCAAATAAACCCGGGTGAATGTGGTGATCTTATAGGTCCAATGTATCTGAAATGTAGTTTGCCTCCAAATATAACGTACACAGATAGAGTCGGAATCGCACTTTTGAACAAGTGTGAGATTTATTTTGATAACATTCTTATTGATTTTTATGATTCGGATTGGCACACAATTTATAATGACATCTTTTTGAGCGCCGATGAAATACTTGCTTTAGAACCCCTGATTATGGGACCGAATTTACTTGTGCCTCTTCGTTTCTTCTTTTGTGGTGCAATCAAACATTATTTACCAATCTGTGCACTCAAGTACCAAAAGATTTACATAAAATTGTACTTTAATAAACAATCATGGTTCACTGGGTACACCGATTCAAACCTTGAACTCTCAGATGTGAGTCTTATTTATGATACTGTGTATCTTACACGTGAAGAAAAGTTGTACTATATGAATAGTAAAATTACATTCGATATACCAAGGTATTACAGAGAGGTTCCGACAACATTTAGTTACGGTTATGTGAATATGAACATCACTGCAAACTTTAAAGTGAGTATGATGATTTGGTTTATAAGAAACTTGGCAGAGTACCTAAATGATTATCGGAAAAGATACGCATATGGTTACATCACAAGTCTAGTGAGATCTTATAACCAGTACGTTGACTGGCGCGGGGACACGAGGTATTACGAAAGAACATTTGATGATTTGCAAATCTTTGTGAACAATCACAATATAGTATCTGGAATATCAAATGATCTTTACTATGCATTTAAAGGAGCGATTGATCATGGTTTATCGGTTCCCGATAAAAATATTTTTATGTATTGTTTTGGAGACAAAGTGAACAGTGAAACAAATAATGGGTACATCGATTTCTCAAAGTACCCAAGTAAGACTACAAATATTGTAATTAATTTTAGACAAGATCTGGTTGCTGAATTGGTTGAAAAGTTTGAACTCTACATTTATTATTACGGCATTGTAACGCTTACGTTTTCTGGGGGCTACGGGACTGTGACATCAGTGCAGTAATTATTCCATTTTTTATACACCATCTCATAAAATTTAATTGAGCCAGTGTAGTTTTGATGCCTTTATATTCTATCCTTTCCGTTCTACAAAACGGATCAAACAACTTCTTACTGTATCCATTGAGGCAGGATTTATACGCAATGTTTACATTAAGAACTGATCCACTCGGTGTTTTTAATTCCATGTGTTTATTCTTGGTTACAAAAGATTCAATTTTTCTCATTGAAACTTTTTGATCTTTTATAATCTCCTCCAACTGCTTAAAATTTTCAGAATCTTCAAAAAATTCATCAATTGATTTGAATAAGATGTCGATTTTTCCCGTACTTGTCATCTTATTTATGGAGGGTCTGATTTCCTTAATGCATTTTGAAGACCCATCAAAAATGGAGGCGGTGCACTCTCTGGATTAGAAACTGGAATCTTTTTAGGGATAACCTTTTGATCCTTGTGCCTCTTGCAATAATTTCCACAATTTGCTTTCGATTTGCATTTACCTCCATTTTTTAGAACCCCGCAACATGTACTTGTGTTTGTGGTGGGATTGCTGCTCGCCAGATCCTTCAAAAGTCTATCAAATTTGATATTATAATTTTGAGAAACCATTTTTAGAATACCTTCAAGTCTTTCTTGGACTCTTGATTCAATTTCTGCTTCGATTGCATCTTCTATACTTTTTGGGAGTACCATTACTCATTTATTATCCAACTTACTTTTTAACAAAAAAATCTGTGATGCGTCTCGTCTTTGTTTTTTCAAAAATGTTAAAGTCCCGACCCACGTGAGGTTCCAACATGTCACAAATTGGTTTCTCAAGTTGATGTTCGA